ATTGAAATGGCACTGAATGTCAGCCTCGTCCGGTTCCGCGGGATAAGAAAAACCATCCCCGGTTATTCCATACCCTAGATTTTTGCTGTCTTTTTTCATGTGGTATATGGCACACTTGTGATCCAGCAAATTTTCAAACGACATCCGGCACCTCCTACAGCTTCCGCAGTTTCATAACCACTTTCCCATGATCTTCCGGCAGAACATACTCCTTCAACATCGCGCCAAGCCCCAGGCTGTCTGCAATATCCTCTCCCACATCAACGGTATATGAATAATCGTCAAATGTCTCCGAACTCAGCGCCCCCTCCTTCTGTACTATCGCCTGCTTCGCATAGGCCTCTGCAAGAAGGATGACTGCCATCGTCACATCCGATGGCAGCCCGCTCTCATATTCCTTTGAATCAAAATTGTTGTGCGTATGGAAGATTACATATTTTTCTGCCCTGGCTATATCATAAGCGAGCTGGGTGTCAGTTCTGGCCTCGACCTTTGGAGATGACGTGTAATCCCGAATCTGTTTGGGTTCTATCCAAGGTCTTTTCATGCTCCCCCCTATTCTTCGGAAGCCAGCTGTGTAAAAGCTTTTAAGTCCATTCCGCTCTGGATCCGCTGGATCCGCTCCTCGTTGGTTTTACAGTCCTTAACATCGATACCCTGAGCCTCCGCGAATGCAATCAATTCTTCCTTCTTCATCGAAGTTATATTAGCGGATTTACCCGCCGGAGCTGCAGATTCAGAAACTACGGGTTCTGAATCCACGATATCAAATCGCCAGGTTTTAACAAGCCTTGCAGCGACATCATCCCCAACTTCCACAACTTTTCCTTTCATACACGAAATGCCTTTGGCGACATAGGAGAGCCCTACCTTCAAACACACTTTTTTCATAATGCCACCTCCTATGAAAGCTCAGTAAGAAGCGCCGGAAGGTTTGTAATCATCGCTGTGGCCTCGATTTCCTCAATGATTGCATCAAAATCGAAATGGATCACATAAAATTTCTTATCCTTCCGGATTGCCTCTACAGAGGATTCATCTTTCCGAATCTTCATTGCGTAGGTATTAACCTGGACAAAATTCTTCGGATTGGAAAGAATGACTGTATCATCCGGCATCATAGGAACGCCCATAGAGGGAATTCCCACAGGGCTTTTATATAAGCTCTCAGGAACGGCACCTCCGGCATTGATAACCTTGTTGAGCAGGAACAGCTCCCACTGCTGCGCCCTGGTCGGACTCATCATCCAGCGAAGTGTTCCGTCATTGAATCTGGTAGGCATGGATGCCACTGCCTTGTAAAACATATCGAGTTCCATTTCCTTAGCCCCTGAAACATCGATAATATGGCCGTTCTGGAGGGCTTTGATTATGCCGTCATTCTGGCCAAGGAACACCTTGTCTGCAGCATCCCCGATCCTCTCAACCTCTGACGCATTCCACGCACCGGCAGCGTGGCTTTCCCGAAAGCGGTATAAGCCGCCGTCCTCTGTTACGCAGTCACCCGCCTTGTAAGCCGTACTGGCGGAAAAGGCTTCTGCCGTAGCTGCGTTTTCCTCTCCGTTGAGCAGAAGATCTTCCGAATCGACACCGACCTGCTTAGTCATGAGATTGGTTACGATATCATCCATATTTTCACCCTCGATATTCTGCCGCAGGGTTTCATTGGTAATGTCCCAGTCAAGCCTTGTTGCTTCGCAGGCATATTTGACTACGCCGAATGTGGGGCTTGCGGTCACACCGTCAAATGTATTCTCAACCTTCGGGCGGAGCAGCCTGTGGCCGATGCCGATCTTGTCAATCTCACCCGACTTTTCCGTTCGGGTCACATGCCGGATAGCCTGCTGGAAAGGCGTGGCCTCAAAGGTCTGCACTAAAAACTTCTTAGCCTGATACGGGGTAAGAATACCATGCGAAACCGAATCGGTTGTTATTGTGTTTTTAATAATCTGTGCATTAGTAGGCATAATGTTCTCTCCTCCTTTTCTACTTAAACAATGCCATGCAGGAAATGCTCTTCCTGTTTTTCAACAGCCCCCGCCGCATCATTGAGATTGCCAGGGATCGCCCTGCTCTTCATCACGGGTTCCAGGGCGTTCATCACAGGCTCCATAGCCTTCTTGATCTCTTCCCCTACCATCTTTGCAATCACATCAGCCGACATATCTCCGGCCGGCGCTGCGCTTCCGGATGCCGCGGGTTCGCCGCCACCCTCCCCGTCTTTCTTTGCTACCGGGGCAATGGCCTCCAACTGCTTCACAACGGGATCCATGGCCTTTTTCATTTCTTCGGCCACCACTGCCTTTACTTCATCACTTGTCATGTCAACTTCCTCCTTCTGAACATTATTTGCTTCCGCCGGTTCCTCCTGAAAATCTGCCAGAAATGAACCAAGCGTATCATAAATGCCTTTGATAGCACTTAGATTCTTTGCGCTGAGACTCTTTCCCTCCTTATGGATAAGGGATGGAGCTGCCTTTGCTGCCTTTGCTGCCTTTTCCAATGATTTCACGATGCTTCCATCCGAGGTAAGCAACTGCGTGACAATATCATTGAAGTCCTCCAGCGCCTCCCGGATGGTGCTTTCATCGGAGTTATAACCCCATTCCCACATCCCCGTGTCAGGATTATAAAAATTCCCTTCCAGCGTACTTCTGAGTGCATACCATGCAGAATAAAAATTATCCTCTTTTACCCTACGCTGGAAATTCGCTTTTACAGCCCCCTTCTCCACCACATCAAATCCCATTGCTTTAGCCAGGCGCCGGAGCAATCCTTTGGGTTCATCCTGCTTTTCAACGGGAAGCTCCACATCTTCTTCAGAATACACGCCCATTCCTCCCATGGAAAATCCCGTGATATCCCCCTTCTGTATGGATTCCCACACATCGGTATCGCTGATCTCCATAGTCATGATCCATGTCCCCTTTTTGATAGCCTCCCCTTCGATCTCCATATCACACTTCGCAACATAGGATTCCACCACAGCGGCGCCATCGCATTTCTCAAAACAGTGCTGCAGATCCACCTGGTTTCCATTTTTGGCAAACCAATAGGCGGCTTTTGTAATTTCTTCCTCGGTCATGTAATTGCCCTGGGTATCTTCCACCATAGGCTCATACACAATCCCGGTTACAAAATGGCTGTCTGCATCAGCCTTCAGGATCCGTCCGAATGTAGCGAAATTTGCGGCCCCATTCTCGGATTTGGTAATCAGGAACTGCTTTTTATTCGCAGCCTTATTTACCAGAGACACAAAGCTGATCTTTGCGTCTGTAATTGCGTATGCTTTCGCAATCCGCGGCATAATCTCATACCTCCTTCCACTCGGTTATCATCGATTCAATATTTAAAACTCTGGCACTCCCTCCCTTCTTAAAAAACGCAACAAAAAAGACACCCCTTCGGATGTCTCCTTTCAGAATCTCTTATGCAATTTTATCTTCAAGCTCTCCGAGCGCATTATAAACATCATCCGTCATAAATTTTCGGTAAATGCTCTCAAAGCACCCTGAAACCACTTTCAGATCCCCAGGCTCCATTTTATCCAGATAGGACAGTATTGCGTCCGCATCTTCTCCAAATGCTTCCATAAGCGGATTGATATCTGTTTCCTGCAACCACTTAACTAGGCTCTCTATTCTGTTTTCATCCATATCAATCACCCACCTCTCTTTGCGCTGCATCCGGAAAGACCGTATCTATATTGTGCTCCGCATCCTCAAATATCCCTACAGTCACGCCGTCATACTTTTGGAATTTTCGATATCCAATGATATCTCCTGCATCATTCCGAAGCTCTTCTGTGATCGCCGGCCGATTCGCGGTGTACGTTCCTGCCACGGTAATCTTTTCAGTGTCCCAGCTTTCCGGAAACCAGGATTGCCCTGACTGTCCCAGCCTCTTCTCCGGTGCCGTATGATTGGCCACTCCACCTATGCGGACACCATTGTCATATGTCTTTTCGACACTGTACGCAATTCCCCGGCTTGAAAGTTCATTAAAATTTGCCTGCGAATGCCCACCGCCCGTCATGTTGCCGCCGTTCCGCCCGCCAGCCGGTTTCTTCGGATTCGCAAGATTTGAAAAATCTCCCACTGTTGAATGCCTTGCAGCTGAACTTCCTACGGTAAATATACCACCTTCCCGCAATTCCTGCAATGTGGATTTTTTAATCTTTCTCAGCATTTCATCGCTATCGATCAGTCCGGCATCATAAAGAGCCATTTTTGCCTTTCCGAGATATTTGATTTGCTTTTCTCTCGGTTTTTCCTTAAAGCTTTCAAGCGCAGAATAGGGCGTTATCCCGGCCTTTGCCTTATTCTGTTCATCCAGTTCCTTTTTCCATGCGCCATCATCCTCCTCAATATATTTTTGCTGAAGCTGTCGCCGCTCCTCCAG